ACCGCGCCAGCGGCGAGCTTGCCCGTGGTAACGGCATTAGCCGCAATGTCGCCCGCCTGAATCTTGTGGACGTTGAGCAAGGCCACCGTCATATCCTCAGTGACCTTCAGCTTGCCCGTGGTCACCGAATTGGCCGCGATCTTGTCGGACGTGATGGCCAGTGCGACGATGTTCCGCGCCTGCACCGAGTTGGCGGCGAGTTTCGTGGCGGTCACCGCGTCGGCCACCAGCTTTTCAGTCGTGACCGAATTCGCAGCCAGCTTGTCCACCGTGATGGCATTGGCCTTGACCTTCTCAGCGGTCACGGAGTCGGCAGCGAGATGCTTCGCGGCCACGGTTCCAGCAGCGAGGATGTTGTTCGCCACGAGGTCGAATGGCTCGAATCTCGTACCGTCCCATGTCAGGACTTCCACCACGCGATCAGCGAGCGGCACCAAGACGCTTGGTGAAGCGTTCGGCGTTCCCTGCCAGTAGGTGTAGAAGTCGGCCAGCATGGACGGCGAATTGTTCTTCTCGCCTTTCCACCTCGTCCAATACTTTTGCGTGCGCCACCACATGTCGCCCGGCTTCAAACCGTCATGATTCGGCTCGTCGGGGCCACGGTAGATGAGGTTCTTGCCGTCGGCGGTTGTCTGCGCCTTCTTGGCTGCGGCCTGCGCCTGATTCGCCTGTGACGCGGCGTTGGCGGCGGCGGTCTGAGCCTTGTCGGCGGTTGATTGTGCCGTCTGCGCGGCGGCATGCGCCTTGACTGCTGCGTTGGCGGCATCGGTCGCGGCCTTGTCGGTCACCGCCGCCCAAGCCGACCCGTTCCACCGTTTCGGCGTGTTCGCGCCTCCAGTCGTGTCAATCCACAAGGTCGAAGCCTTGCGCATCGACGTGGCCGGTGCCGTGCTCTGGATGAGCACGTCGGCCTTGCCATTGGCCACGCCAGCGGCGGCAGCTGCTGCGGTATTGGCCTTCTGCGCGGCATTGGCCGCATCGGTGGCGGACTGTGCCGCACTGTCAGCCGTGGCCTTGGCTTGGGTCGCCACACTGGACGCATTCGCGGCAGTGGTCTTGGCATTGGCCGCGTCCGTCTTCGCGGTGGAAGCGTCCGTCTTGGCGGAAGCCGCGTCGGACTTGGCGGACTTTGCGGACTCATTGGCGGTGTTAGCCAGTGTCTCCGCATTGCCGGCTGTCTTCTTGGCGCTTTCGGCGGCGGTCTGGGCGGCATTGGCGGCATCCTTGGCCTGGCCTGCGGTGGTGGTCGCACTCTTCGCGGCAGCGTTGGCCGCATTGGCGGTATCCTGCGCGGTCTTCGCCGCACCAGTGGCCGTGTCAGCCGTGCCCTGCGCGTTCTTCGCGGCGGCAGCGGCATTCTCAGCAGCCTTCTTCGCGTCGGTGGTCTTAGCCGCATTATCCGCGATATCCGACTTCGCCTGAGCGATTTCGTCGGCATTGCGCTCCACGTCGGCATAGCCCATGTGGTTCCAAGCGGCACCATCCCAGACAAGCGTGTCAATCACACGATCCGACAGCGGCACGAGCACGGAAGGAGAATTATTGGCTTCGCCCTGCCAGTAGGTGTAGAAGTCAGCCAAGAGGCTCGGTGAGTTGTTTTTCTCGCCTTTCCACCTCGTCCAATATTTCTGCGTCTTGAGCCACAGGTCGCCGACGATCAGCCCTTTGGAGGCGTCCGGCATGTCAGGCCCACGGAACGTATGGTTCTTCGAGTGGGCTTCGGCATACGCCTGCGCCGCCGACTCCTTCGCCTTCGAAATCTCGCCGTTCGCCGTGGTCAGGTCGGATTTCGTCTGCGCGATGTCCTTCCGCGCCTGAGACAGATCGGCCTTGGCCTGCGAGAGCGTCTGATTCGCCGTATCAAGGCCGGTCTTATTCGCCTGAATGTCCTTCTGCGCCTGCGTCAGCTTCGCGGCATTGTCCATCAACGTGGCGTTGGCCGTGCCGATGGCCAACTGGTTCGCCTTGATGTCAGACTTCGCAGCTTCAAGCTCTTTCGACGTGGCGGCCTGCGCCTGCTGATTCGCCGCAATGTCCTTCTGCGCCTGCGTCAGCTTCGCCGCATTATCCTGCAAAGCCGTCTTGTTGTCAGCCAAATCCTGCTGGATTCGTTTGACCTCTTCAGGCGAGACAGCGGAAGCAACGGTGACAGTGGCGACTGCCGACCAGTCGGAACGGTTGCCCGCATGATCGACGGAACGCAAGGCGTAGGAGTGCTCTGAACCTGCTTTCAGGCCGGTAATAAGATAATCGCCCGGGCCGGACTGGGTGGCGCTGATGACGGTCATGCCGGCCGCATTGACGCCCTCGCCGACCTCAATATGATCGAAGTCCGATTCCATCGACGTGCCGGCTGCTGTCCTGCCGTCCCAGTGGACGGTCACCACGCCAAGCTCGGACGACAATACCGGCTTTGACGGCACGGAGCAGGGCGTCGTATCCGACTCCACGGTGGCCACGAAGACTTCCGACCACTCGCCAAGCTTGTCAGAATACGTCGGAACAGCCCTGACGCGCACCTCGATTTGCGTGCCGCAATCCAAGCCTCCGAAGCCAAGCTGCGTCTTGTCGGTGGTGCCGGCGGAATGCCAGGGCGCGCCATCCTCGTGCTTGCGCCACTCAATGGCGTAATTGCTGATTTCGATGGCGGTGTTATTCGTCGCTTCGGTCACTGCGGACCACATGGCGGTGGCCAAGCCGTGGGCGAAACCGTCGCTGCCGATATACGCATCAGTTTGCACCACAAGGCCGAGCGGCGCTTTCGGCACGCGATGGTCATGGTCAGTGGAGACAGTGGTTCCGCTCTCACTGCCAGCCAATGCCGCGCCACCGGTAATGCCCTTTATCTTCTTCGCCTGACGCACCGAAGCGTCATACTTAATATCATTCAGGGCGATGGAGGCGCTTAAACCCTCATTCTGGCGCATGGACAGGTCGATTTCCTGCACGCGCACCTTCTCGCCGTGAGCCACGGTAGGGGCGGTAATCCAATCGCCCGCATGATAGTCGATGAGCGGAAGATTATCTACGCCGGATGTGATGAGGTCGCGCGTGTACTGACCACGCACACGAGCCGCATCATCCAAAGTGCTCTGCATGAATGCCTGGGCGGTGTCCTTGTCGGACACGCCGCCCTGCGACGAATAGGATTCCCACTTGCCCCACGGTGTCGGCGCGGCCGGATTATCCATGCGGAAGAGGAGGTTATTGTCTCCCTCGACGAGGATGGTGGACGCGAGGTCAGCGATGGACTCCTCGAAGGGTGCTTCGCTGATGTCACGTGCAAGCTGGAGCACGACGCTCTTGCTCAGGTCGCGGCTCAAGGCGGTGCTGTCGGCATTCCACAGCTTGAGCGTCCTGCCGGACGTGCGCCAGTCGCAGCCGCCACCATTGACAAGAGCACTCAGGATGGTCTGCAAATCGGTGCCGAGCGAATAGTACAGAGTGTACTTTTTTGCCCAATTACTGCCGGCAGAGTCCTTGGCCGTGTCGAAGCCCAAGGTCAGGCCGGTGGCCACGCCACCACGCGCCCGGTTTTCGTCCAGCAAGGTCTTGAGAATCGTGCCCGGATTGGAGCTGTAGAATGGCCGCTTACCCTTGTTATCGCCATCGGCGATGAGGTGCGACGAATCATTGTTTTCGGCCTTGGACAGCAGCCAGCCAATCGACTGACCGGAATAAGTGATGGTCTTGGTGCGGTCATCCGTCTTGCCGGAGCGTCCGGTGATGACGAAACGCGCATTGTCCGGCTCACGATAGCCGCTGCCGTCCGACACCTCCACTGCCACTTCGAGGCCGTCCGTCAGCTCACGGTCGAAAGCCTGAGCGTCACCGGACAGCAGGGAGTATTCGAGGGAAAGCGCGCCGTCATCATTGTGGAGCATGGACGCGCTGAAGCTCACCGGCTCCGCCAGCACACCAATTCGGTCACCGAAAGGCCGATAGGCCACGAGTCGAGCGTGCAAAGTCTTTGCCATGAATCACTCCCAGGATTGCAAAAACCGGCAGGTCACCTTGTCGGCGCTGCCGGTCTGTTTGATTGCGATGCGATAATCGCCAGAATCGATCGCGGGCCACACTTGCAGTGGCTCCGTAGTCCAGTCGATGCCATTCGACGCATCCACGCCACCCGACCAAGCGTCTGCGTTGGCCGCCGTCCACGCCTTGCGATTGGCTGTATCGACGAAAAGGTAAGGTCGTGAGGCGTCGCGTTTGCCACCCCACAGCAGATTCGTGCCACTCACCGGGTCACTGATGGTCACACCAGTGACTGCGCCGAAACGCAAGACCAGTATGCCGATTGGCGCATTGGACAGCCAGCCGTCCGGCATGATGTCGAAAAGCTCGGACGGACTGGCGTTAGGCAATCCCTGCCAGCGCGTCCAATACCCCTTGCTACTCGGCTTGGAGACCCCGCCCGGCAGCAGCCTGCCGCCCGACGCGGCCAACGTCGCCTCCTGCCACTGCACGCCACGCCAAAACACGTCAGGCAATTGGAAAACTGCGGTCATGACGCGCAGGTCACTGGACGGCCTCTCATCATCGTCCGGCTCGCAGGACGTGCACACGACGCGAGTGACCATGCTGCGCGACCTGCCGTCCTCCGTGGTCTCCACCCTGCCGAGCGTGAGCTTCGCGGCAGACAGGCACATGGCACGGAAACGCGAGATCAGCGCATCGGAATCCGCACCCCACGCCGCGACCTTGATTGTCAGCTCCGGCGCATCCAGCACCGGAACCGAGGAGCCTACGATGACGCCGCTGCGTCCGCTCACCTGCACCGTGTCAACGATCGGCGACAGCGACGTGTAATGCGTAGTGCCGACGATGACGCGCATCCGCTCGGAGTCGAGCGGCTGGCCGTTGAGCGAATAGCTGACCTTCATTCGGATTCCTCCCGATTACCATTGCGGCATGGCCGCTGTCTGCAGCTTCTGCTGCGTGGAAATGCTCGTCGGCGCGATCGCCGGATAGTTGAACGTCTGCGTGATGTTCGTCACGCTCCCACCATTGCCGTAGGAGGCAGCGTTAACGCCACGCGAGGCGTTGGCGACGCCGACGGAATACGAGGCGTCCTGCGAAGGCAGGATGCCAGTCAATCGTCCGGCCGCCTTCCTCACCTTCGAAGCGCTCTCGTCGATTCCGACCGCCATGCCCTCGCCGATCATCTCACCGACCTGATCGCGGAACACTCGCGACGGAGAATGGATGCCAAGCCTGCGTTTCACCCAATTCAACGCGTTGTCTGCCGCGTTGACAGCGGCAGACACGAGCCTGCCTGCCGCGCCAGCGATGCCGGACACAATACCCGTGATGATATTCAGGCCGACGCTACCCCAGTTAACAGATGTGAAACCGCGCATGATCTGGCCGACCATGCCTGGAATTGAGCCGATAAGCCTCGGCACCGACGCTACGAAGCCATTGGCCAGTGCGACGAGCAGCTGTACGCCAGCCTGCAGAATCTGCGGGAGACGATTGATGATGCCACCGACAAGCTGGCCGATAAGGATCGGAGCCTTGCCTACCAAGTCCGGCATGGCGTTGATGAGGCCCTGAGCCAGTCCGAGGATAAGCTTCAAACCACTGTCGATGATCTGCGGCAGGTTGTTGAGGATGCCTTGCACGAGGTTGAGGACGGCGTTGATGCCGATGGGGATAAGCTGCGGCAATTGGGCCGACAATCCGTCCAGCAGCGTCGTCAGCACGATGACAGCCGTGGACGCGATCTGAGGCAATGCCTGCACGATGCCCTGCAAGAGGTTCGTTATCATCGTCAATCCGGTTTGCAGGAACGACGGCAGGCTCGACGTGACCCACGATTGGAACTGGGCGAGCAGTTGCGGCAGGCTCGTCGTGATCCACGTGGTCGCGCTGGTCAGCAGCATCGTGCCGAGCTGTCCCAACGCTCCGAGCACTGGCGGCAGTATCTGCATGACCAGTGCCGGCAGCGTGCTGCCCAAAGATGAGAACAGTTGTGGCAGTGCGGCGGTGATGCCGGTGATGATCTGCGCGATGCGCGGACCCACGTTCTGGATGACCGTGCCGATCGAGTCGACCAGCTGGGTGGTCAATCCTTTGATGTCGGCATTGTCCTTGCCGAGTTCCGCCAGCCAGTTCTGCCATGCGGCCTTCATCATGCCTACAGAGCCCTCGATGGTTGTCGCGGCCTCCTTGGCGGTGGTGCCGCTGATGCCCATCTGCTCCTGCATGATGTGGATGGCCTGCACCACGTCGGAAAACTTGTCGATGGACAGGTCGCCCATCTCACCGTTGGCCTGCTTGACCTTGTTCGCGTCCTGGATCAGACGCTCCATCTCGGATTTCGTGCCGCCGTAGCCGAGCTTTAGATTGTCGAGCATGGCGTAGTTGCCGCGCGCCAGACTCTGGTAGGTCTGTTGGATGGACTCGATGTCGGTGCCCATCTTGTTGGCGTTGTCCGACATGTCGATCATGGCGGTGTTGCCGAGTTCCGCGGCCTTTGCGGTGTCGCCTCCGAGCGAGCTGATCAGCGAGGCGGAAAAGCTCGTGACCTGCGTCATGTACTCGTTGGCGCTTACGCCGGCGTTCTTGTACGCTTCCGCCGCATACTTCTGCACGGTGCCGGAAGCGTCCTTGAACAGCGTGTCGACGCCGCCGACGGCCTGCTCGTAGGTCGCGTATGCGTCGAGAGCGCTCTTGCCGACGCCTGCCAAAGCCGCGACGGCGGTGCCAACGCCTGCAAGTCCGACAGTGGCAACACCCTTCAACGCGCCGACGGCCTTGCCAGACATGGAGCTGATCGCATTCCATGCGGTGTCGGCTCCGCTTTTGAGCTTGGAGCCTATCGCAGACGCGACACTGCCGGCGGCTCCGGGAATCTGCGACAGTACGCCGCCGACCGCGCCGCCGACGTTGCCGAGATAGCCGCCGATGGCATTGCTGACGTTTTTGAAAGGCGCTGGGATCCTTGCCGCGATGGCCGAGCTCATCGCGGAGAACTTCGCAGACAATGGCGCGGTAAGACGTGACGCGGTGGATTGCATGGCAGCGCCGGCAGCGCTCATGCCGTCGCGGGCTTTCGTGGCGATGCCGGAGAACGCCGACGTTGCCGCGTTTTTGACCCGTCCGAACGCGCCGGAGACCGGCTGGATTATCGCCGAACCAAGATTCTTGAACGCCGATCCAAGCGAACCACTGCTGGAAGCGAGATTGTCCTGCGCGTCCTTGAGCGCCTTCTGCGCATCCTTCAACCGGTTCTCGGCCTGCGTCGCCCGGTCGGTCATGGTGGACAGCTTCAGCCGCGCCTGTTCGAGTCTGATGGTCGCGGCCTCGGCCTGCGTGCTGCCCTCGCCGTGCTTGGCGACGGCATTGGCGACGCTTTCCTCGGCGGCACGCACCTGATTCGCCGCGGCCTTCTGCTGGAGCATGGACTGACGGTATGCGGCCGTGGATTTCGCCACGTCACGCTCATAGGATTTCAGCACGTCCGCGCCGAACGCGTTCGCCGACTGTTTGAACCCGTTTTTGAACGCGCGTCCGAACAGTCCGCCGCTTTTGCCGCCGTTCATGCTCGAATCGAAGGTCTTCGACGCGGCCTTGCCGCTCGCGCCGACCTCCTTGTTGACCGTGCTGCGGAAACCCTTCATCGACGGGAACACGCTGATATGCGCGGAACCAAGTTCGCTGCCGAACGCCATGCGGCACCTCCACTATTCAGTTTTTATCCAAATCAGTCCTCGTAGAGCGTCCGGAATGCCGGGCTCATGCCCTTGGTCTGTTCGCGCAGCCGCTCACGCTTGGCCTTCTCCCGTTCGGCCCGCAATCGTTTCGCAAGCGAATCGAAAGGTTTCGGATACTCTTCGCCGCCCAGCGCGTAGATGACCGGCATCTCGCCCCAACGGGCCGGATAGTCCAGGCCGTTGAGCTCCGCGCCTGTGTAGGTTGACGGGTCTCCAATGAGCTGTTCGAGCAGCGCTATCGCGTCGCCGTAGCGGAGCCTGCCGCCAAGGTCGGTTTGCAGGCTCCAGCCACGTGCCGTGAAATCGGCTCGGATCACACTCCCGTGTTCGGCGAGCTGGCGGGCGAACCATTGGATTTTCCCAATGAGGCTCCCTGCGCGCGCACTACCGCGTCGCCGTAGTCGGACAGGAGGTTGAACACCACCTGCACCGGTTCGCCGTTCAGCGCTTTCGCCTGTTTGTCGCCAGCGAAGGCGCTTAGAATGCGTTTGAGCTGTTCGACGCTCTCCGTATCGTCGGACGTGTTCGACAGTTTGGTGAAATCGTCGATGCTCATCGACAGTGGAAGCTTGTACGTGCGTCCGCCGGGCACGAGCGCCCAATAAACATCGCCCTTGATGATGTGGCGCACCTTGTAGTTCTGCGCAATGGAGGCGAACGCCTCCTCATCGTTTTTCTCCGTCCACTGGTCGAAATCCTCGACGGTCGGCTTGAAGTCGGTGGAAGTTGAAGTCATTGTCTTGTCCTATCTGCTTTTCGCCTGCCTGCCGTGAAAAAAGAAGTCCCGGACCGCGCAGACAGGCGAGATGGGCGGTCCGGGAAGATTTTCGTCCGCCGGTCAGGCGGCGCGTGTGGTGACGGTGACCGTCAGATCTGGTGAGGTCACGCCGTCATATGTGGCGTTGAGCCTCGCGCTTCCGGCCTTGACGGCGGTTAGCGTGCCTCCCTCGACGGTCGCCACGCCTGCATCCTTGGATGTGAACGTGGCCTGTCCGGTCACGTCCACGGTGGTCTTGTCCACATGTGTGGCGACGGCCTTGAGCGCGAGCTTCGCGCCTTGGACGACCGACGGCTTCGTGTTGCCGTCAGCCGAGGTCACGGCCACCGCCGTCACGCTTTTGGGTCGTACCAGCTTTCGATCCAGCGGGTGTTCGGATGCTCCGCATCCACATACAGCGGATCCTTCATCCATTCGACGGTGAGCGCGCGGCCGGTGACCGAGCCACGCTCCTGCTGGTCCGGCTCGTTGCCGGTGACCTGCATGACGCCGGCACGACGGTGGACGCGCCCGGTGTCGAACGTCTCCTCTTCGTACACCATCCATTTCGCGTCCTGGATGATGTCGGCCACGTGGTAGACGCCCTGCGCGTCCGGCTCGCCGATGGTGATCTTGCGGGTCAGCGCGTTGTTTTCGGCCGGGCTGAACGTCTGCGTGAGGCTGGTCGCCAACGGCAGCTTCTTGTAACCGTCCTGCAAAAACTCCAGCGGGTCGTCGCCGTCGCGCGAATCCTGATTGCCGCCGTCGGACTTGACGAGTCCGATGCATGCGGTCGACCGATTGTAGGCGGCCGGAAGTTCCGGCGTTGCCTTGCTTGATGCGATCATTTCCGGCGTGATTTTGTTTTCGGTGGAGTACGGGACGATCATGATGGCGGCGGTGACGAGCGCCTCCACCTGTCCCAGATCCATGCCCTGACTGTCTTTGGCCATGGCGTTTCCTTTCTATGGTTGTCTGATTCCGGCCGTCGAATATTCGACGGTCATGTAGTAGCGGCACCATGCCGCGTCCTCGCCGACCGGGTACGGGCCGTTGCATCCGTCAGACACGACGGCGCAGATGCGGCTGCCTTCGGCGAATCCGATGAGGATGCCGGGCTCGCCGGTCAGCAGCCCGTACACGCGGGCCGCCAGATCACGGCATGGTTTCGTATCGTTGCGCGTCCATCCGAGCACGTTGACGCCTATCGACCTGTCGAACGTCACACGGTCGGCGGATTGCGTGCCGCCGTCATCACGCACGACCACGAGCGGATAGGAACCGTCGTAACCATCCGGAATGCGGTTTCCGACCTGCAGGCCCGCGACGTCCGTGATGTTGGAGCGCAGCCATCCGGTAAGGAACAGCTCAAGGTCTGGTGGAATGACGCTTGCCATCAGACCCTCGCCTTCCTCAACGCCTTGGCCAGATTGCCGGTCTGCGCCTCCACGAGCAGGGTCTTAGAGTCGTGGCCGACGACCATGACGGTCGTTCGGTGCTCCCTTTTAACCTCCTCGATTCCAAGGCCGTCGCGGTACGCGCCGGTATCGACTGGAGCGGACGCCTTCGCGTAGGCGAGTGCCCTGTCCGCAGCCAGCGTGGTAAGCGCCTTGACTCCCGCGCTGTTGAGAATCCCGTCGAAGAATTTCGGGTTGAAGTCGACCGATATCCTGCTTTTCGCCATTGTCAGCCCTTTCTTTCCGTCAGACGGCATTCCAAGGTCGGACGCCACCCCGTGAACGCGTTCACATCCTTCGAGGGGAATCCGTCGACTTCCCACAAGCGCCCGTCGTCGGGGTCTGCGCGGATCCGATCACCGATTCTGATGTCGGCTGTCGGATCCGGGATGGTGAGGTACGCCGTGGATGCGGTCTGAGTGTCGAGCGTGTCAGGCGTGCGCATGCTGGAGCTGGAGGCGAGGGCGCCCATGATGGCGAGCTCGTCCGGAGGCACGCTCCAGTCTGGCTCGTTCTGCGCCGGATTGTACGGGTTGGTCTTGCGTTTGGCACGCAGTCGACGCCATTTGGTGGCGCCCGGCATACGCCATCCGCCACCGGCATTCAGATCGTCAAGCAGGCTCATGGCAATCCTCCAAGCCGGTAGGGTTTGAGCTTGTCTTTTTCGTCCTGCATGAGCGACACCACGTCAAAACTCGCGCTGGAGCCATTCGTGGACTGCGAGGTGACGAGCCCGATCGGACTCATGCCCGCCCGTTTCGCGGCACTGATGAGCACCTGCTGCACGTCCGGCGCATCATCATATCCGGCATGGATCGCGTAGCGGATGGCCGCAACTCCGACCGGGAAGCCACCGGAAAGCGACTCCACAAGACCCGTCTCAGGGTCATAGGCATAAGCCAGCTTGTTGCCGTCGCGGTCTGTCAAGGATTCGATGCTCGTCACATGACGTGCCGGCAGTCGAATCACCGTGCCGCCACGACTGTTCAGCACTCCTGTCAATGCCGCGTTCGGCATGACATGCCAACCGCATTCACGGCGGATGGCCGCCTGCGCGGCCCTGAGCCGGAAGGCGGCATCATCCTCGAAAGCCGAAGGGTCGGCAATCATGTCAGGAATCACATTCACATCACTCATGCCGACCTCCACGCTTACTCTGCGGCCATCAGGCCAGCCGCAATCAGAGAATTGACCAGGGCGTCGAATTCGCTCTTGGTTGGCGTGTCGCCGGCGGCCAAAGCCACATGCGTTGCAGGCTTCACTGCAGCGCTGCCAATATCGGTCGGCTTGCCGTTGGCCCCGACGAAGACCACATCGGCCACGTTGGCATTCGGGTCAAGTTTCGCCGCCGAGGCTGGAATCACTCGAAACTGTCGAGCCATATCACGTCTCCTTACTTAAGGGTCAGCTTGACGAAAGCCTTCGGCTTGCGCACGGCCAAAGCCACACGCTCCTTGGCGCGGATGGTCACCAGATCGGAGATGAAGTCGGTGTCATTGGAATTGGTGACCTCAACCGTCACACCGCCCTTGCGATAGAAGGTGGCAGCACCCTTAAAGGAGCCGACGATGGCTGTGCCGACGTCGACAGCGGGAGTCACCACGGTGTCCAGACCCCAGAGGCGCGGAGTGATGGTCAGCGCGCCACCATTCACGCCATAGAACGGTCCACCGCCGATGAAATTGCCATCATTGTCCTTCTTCAATCGAATGGCCTCATAGTCTGTCGGATTGATGACAAGGGCATCCGGCATCATGCCGGTCGTGGTGGAGATCATCGACTGCGCGTGCAGGACGGCAACGTCATTGCCGGCGTCTGTAGCGGTGTATGACTGGATTCCTTCACGATTCAGCAGGCCCTTGATGTTCTTGCCGGTGCCGTCGCCGTTGAGCAGCTGCTTCTCCTCGGCGATGCTCAGATCGTAGAGCAGGCGTCCATCGATGTCGGACTTCAGGAATTCGAGGTCGGTGACCATGTCGTTGGATTCCTTGATGAATCCAGCGATTGTGGACAAAGCGTCGGTGTACTCTGTCGCGTCGGCGTAATGGATCTGGCTGAATTTCTCGCCTTCGCCGACGGTGCCGAAATCGCCTTCCTTTTCGCCTTCCACGTAGTAGGTGATGGCCTGTCCGCTGATAGCGCCGATACCGAACAGGTTTGTGATGGTCGGACGACGGTAAGCCTGGACGAAATTCGGGTCCACGTAGGTCAACAGGGAGCCGTACACGCCGGACGGTCCGCCGGTAACCTGCGTGTCAGTGTTGGCCTTGCGGCGCGGAACCCATTCCGGTGCTGCGATTGACGCTCCCGAAACTCCCTTTATCTTCGCCAGCTGTTCGCCGATGTTCTTCACGACGAAATCGCCAAGAGACTCGCCGGATGCGGCTCCGCTTTTCTGGGTGTCCGCCAGATTGTCGGTCAATCCCGCGAAACGCTTATGCACCGCATCCAACGTTTCGATGGAATCCTGCAATTCGTGCGCCTCGGCGTTCAGCCCCTTCAGCTTCTCGATGTCGGAAGCGTCGAGATTATCCTCGCCCTTGGCCAGCACCGCTTCGATGGCGGCCTTGGTCTTGGCGAGACGATCATTGAAACTCATTTGGTCTCCTTGTTGTCCTTGCCGCCAGTGACCAGTTCACGGGCGGATTTGATTACATTCAGACGCTCGGCCTTCTCGGCCTCCGCGTCCCTACCCTTATCAGGGGCAAGCTTCTTATCATCCTTTTTCTCGCCGGTCTTGGAATCATCCGGCTTATCTTCGTCGGAAGCGCTGGAATTGTCGGAATCAATGCCTTCCAACACCTCGTTCAGCGACGCCAATGCGGCACGAAGCTTCTCCTCATTGGCGGAGCTGATGGCGCGACCTGACTTCACGGCCAGAATCTCGGCCTGCTGGTTCGCGGCCACCGGCACCACGCTGATCTCGAAAAGCTTGATCTGCTGGAATTCGGAATGGCCACCCCACGGGCCGTCGCCCTTTTCCGTGATCCAAGCGGTCTTCGTCGGCACGAAGCCGATGCTCATCTGATGAACCCTGCCATCCTTGAGCAGGTCGTAAGCCTGCTGTGCGGTCGGATTATCCTCGATATCAAGCTGTGCCGAGATGAGCAGGCCCTTCTCGTCCTCGACGGCACTCAAGGTGCGTCCGATGATGTCGGTCGGCTTGCCGTCCTGATGGTTCCAATGGATCGGGATGCCGGCTCCGCCGGCGTAGTCCTTCTCCAAGGTCTCCGCGAAAGCGCCCTTGGCGATCACGTCGCCCTGCAGGTCCTTGTTGCCGAAAGTGCTGGCGTAGCCGCTGAAGACGCCTTCGCCTGCGGAATCGTCCAAGGATTTCACGTTGAATCTGAGCTGTTTGAGATTCACTGTCCTTCTCCGTTCACTGGATTGTTCTGTTGCGCGTTCTGCGTCCTGCCACCGTCCTGCGGGCTTGGCTGTCCGCCGGTCGCCACGTTCAGTGGCGTCACCAATTCGTCGCCACCATCAAGCTTCGGATAGTTGAGGATGCGCCGTGCCTCGTTCGTGGTCATGAAACTACGCCCCGTGGCCGTGCTGAGCGCCTGATACTGTTCGGAGAACGTTCCGCGCAGCTTGGCGTCAACGTTCGCTTCAATGTAGGCGTCAGGCTGGCCGAGCGCGTCTGGCAGCAGCAAATTGAGCGACTGTTCGAAAGCCACGATGTACGGCATCAACTCCACGTTCCACATCTGCTCCTTGAAGGCTCCGATGTTGGAATTCGTGCCGCTGCGGAAGCCTAGATTTTCTGGCGCGATGTGGAATGCGTTGGCCACGTCGATGCGAATCCTGTCCCTCGCGTCGATGTCCTGCATGTCGATCGGTTTGAACGCGTCCACGGTCTTGATTTCCATGCCGTCGTTGAGCAGCGGCCAGCCACCGGCAAGATTCCCGCCGGACTTGTAATTGCGCATGCCCTGCACGAATTCGTCCTGCGCCTCCTGCGACGGCCACGGCATCTCCTTCGGACGGGAGATGTACGCTGGAATCTGGCCGCCGTTCTTCGCTATCGCACGTCGATATTCGGCCATCTCACGTGCCTCCGCCAAAAGCGGTGCGAGAGTGCCGGACACAGGAGAGCCGCCGATGCCGGACGTGCTATAGCCCACATCCAGCAGAATCTGCGGGTCTGGCAGTTTGAAATACCGGCTTCCTTCCGGCTGTCCGGTGCTGATCTGCACCCCGGTGATCTCGTCAAGAGTATTGCCGGAAAGCGTGAAATTCTGCACCGGGATCCGCCGCAACCACAGTCGGCCGGACTGCTTGTCGGCATCGAGCAGGCACAGCCAACGGTCATTGAGCAGGCCATCGCAGAGCAGCGAGTAGAAGAATCGGTAGCGTGTCATGCCAGGAAGAACGCTCGGCTTTGCCATCAACTGCGCCAAAGGGCTTGTCGTGTCCTCCGCACGGTCACCGTCAGGCTGGCGCGTGTAGACCTTGAACGGCATGCTGGCGATATTCCGCGCGATATGGTCGATGACGGTGCGCACCGCCGCCTCTCGCTCGTAGACTCCGGCGCCGAACCAATCGATCGGCAGCTGCGTGACCTGCGAAATGTTGACTGGCGATTCGGAGAACTTCTGGGCCACGGATACCGGGCTTTTCTTGAGCCATCTGGAAAAGAACCCCATGAAACCTCCTCACTGGGTCATACGACTGCGAAATGAGTCACGCTCGGCGCATATTTCGGTGTCTCCGCTTCGACTTGCATGGTCTCCAAGGCATATAGCGCCTGCGATTCGGCAACCAAGCCGGAAATCTGCAATGCTGATTTTGTCCTGTCCCACACCTCGACCTCGCCGAGCCTACGGGACACGGCCACACTCACCTGCTGTTCGATGGCAGGCTGCGGAAGATGCCGCAGCTTCCCCTCACGCACACGGTCATGGAAACGACCGCAGCACGCGCCCAGACGGAAGCCTTCGATGAGATGCACCGTCCACCCTTTTTCGGTGAGCGGGTCGATGAAGTCCACGGCCGGACATCCCTTGCCCTGCACGGCGATCTCCGTGATGTGCGGCCAACGCTCCTGGAGCAGGTCAAGATAATGCGGCACCCACAGCATGCCGTCACGGCGAGCGATCAGCTCAACATGAGGCAACCCGTCCGCACGAATGCCGGCAGCGGCCACATACGTGGTCTTACGGTCAGCCGACGTGTCCACGGACAGTACGACGCGATTGCCGTCCGGTATCGTGGAACGCGAGTCGATGCCGCTGGCCCACATTTTCGGGCTGATGAAAGGAATGATGTCAGCCGTGACCCACTGGCACAGAACCTCGGTGCGGAACGCCGCCTCGGTCATGCCGTCAATATCGGACCGAACCGACATGACGGTCATCGGCCCGTAGCCAAGCGACGGATTCGCCTGGCGAATAGCGTCGGCGTCATCCACCGGACACTTGTCAGGCGCAGACCACTCGAAATATCCGAAAGAGCCGTCCTGCTCGCCGGACAGGAACACGTCGGCCGGATTGCCACCGTCGGCGCTCAGACGCGTCCACTCGTCAACAAGCTTGCGGCCCTTGTCCACCTGCTTGCGCAACGCCACAGACCTATAATCGCCAGCGTTGGAAATGCCCCATAATTGGCTCGACCAGACTGCCTTCGTGGTCTGCGACACGGCATTCCAGCCATCGTCCGTATGCTGCTCACGCAGCTCGTCGAACACGACACGGGCAGCTGATTTTGCTCGAATGTTCTTGTCGGCACGGACGATATACCGCGCCTTCGAGCGGGTGATGATCGCCTCCTCGCCGTTAGTGTTGACGAATTTCTGCGTCATCGCAGCGAGATCCGGAATCACCAGATCCGCTTCCTCATCGGTCGAAGGCTGAGGATTGCACCACTCCTTGACCTGATTGTAAGGACCTTTCGCATTGTCCAACGTCTGCGCGGCACCGACCACAAGGAACTTCACCGGCGGCACTCGGTCGGGATGCTTGTTGGAATCGACGAAAAGCCACCATGCGGCCAAAACGCCCATCAACGTTGTCTTGCCATTCTGACGGGCGACAAGCACGATGACCTTGCGGAAACGGTAACTACCGTCCTCAAGCAGTTCGAGCGCATGGACGAGCAGCCATTGTTGCCACGGATACAAATGTACGTGCAACATGATTTCCGCGAACGCGATCACCGCGAAACCATTGCTCGTCTCCCTCGTCAACGGCCTGAGCGGCGGCGTGAAGATACGCGGCAAGGTCACGCCATGATGCTCATCGTCGATGGCGCCGAAAACCTCCAGATCCTCAGCCGCCATCGCAACCTCCTCAGCCGAAACGCTTCATAAAATCATCCATCGCGATAACCTTGTCGCTCTTCGCTTCCTCAGCCCTGACTTCGGGCTTCTGCCTAGCCGGACGCCCGACCTTCGCTGGAGCGTCCAAAGTCAATCCGAGAGACTGGCAGTATTTCAAGAAAGTCGGCAGAGTCACATTGTCGATCTTCCCGTTCTCGTCAACGAATCCGGTGGCATTCAGGAAGTCAATCCGACCAGCCAATACGCGGGCGGCCGCGACCACTGCGGAATTCACGGCCTTCAGCCCATCGGCGTTCTTCAATGAACGCTCCAAAGCCTCCGCCACATTATGACTCGGAAATTTCACCGACATGCTTCACCTCGAATCTGCAATCGCGCGCGCGACCCCCGGTCAATTTCGGCCATCGGGGAGAGGAAGAGCAACCACGCGGGCAGTGGGTCGGTCTTCGTTGGTTTTCAGGATTTCACCGCCCCTATCCCGTCGGGTTTGGTTTCGAATGCTGTTTTGAATGCTTTGATTGCGTTTGTGAAGCGTGTGATGAGTTCGTCTGTGCTTGGTGGTTTGGGCGTGATGAGTGTGGTGTATGCGTCTCCGACCTTGTAGTTGGTGACTTCGTTGTGGGTGATTTTGATTGGGATGTTGACGGTGAATGAGCTGATTGGGAATGTCTTGTCGCTGATTGTGGCGGTGAGCTCTAGCGTGGCTGGCTGTTGTGGCATCATTGCCTCCTTGCTCATGCTGTTGTTATCCATTGTCTTGAGAGCACGCCGATTGGTGCTGGCGGGTCACTGTTGCCTCTTAGTCGGTTGCAGCTGGTGTGTGATGGTTTGAAGCCTGCTGGGTCGAATTGGAGTTCGGGGTGCTTGCTGACTGGGAACATGTGATCGAGGTTGAATGAGTCATCTGTGGTGTTCTTGACTGCGTTGTAGTCGATTGGCATACCACACAACCAGCAGACCGCATGCTGTGCCTTGCATTGTGTGAAGAATGCGGCCTTGTCTTTTTCGAATTGGCGGCTTGTCTTGCGGACTTTTCCTGGCATTGATTCACCGCCTTTGGTGCTTCTGGTGGGAGTCGAACCCACGACATCGATGAGGGGCACTGTCTCTTATCACGGGCATTCAAAGAATCATGGAAGCCATGGCCGGTCTGTTCCGTCCTCTGGTATCTGTGCTATCTCTCGTGCTCTGCCGCTGAGCTACCGAAGCTGGATATGAATAATGGTCCAACCCTTTCAGGCTGAACCATTTTACGAACATACGACAGTATAGCATTTCAACGGTGACAGTCAAGCAAGGCGGCGAGTTCGCCTAGGTTGAACTTGTACTGTCGCTTGGTGTTTGTCGGCGTGGCGTGGGTGAGTTTGCCGCGTCTGAGCCATTGGCTGATGAGGTTGCGGCTGATGGTCAGGCCGTAGCGTTTCAGTTCCTTGGCTGCGTCGCTCGGCGTGCCGGTGATTTGCACTTGCCACAGTCGTTCGTCTCGTGCTGCTTTGATGGCTGGCGCCGCCCATTCGGTGCGGCAGTGTTGGCAGGTGACGGTTTCGGCGTCTGGCGTGCCGGTGAGCATGCTGTCGCATTTTGGGCAGGTGCCGATGATGATGAGCTCGTCTTCCGGCGTCAACGCTTGTTCGTTACGTCTGGCGATGTGTTCCAGGGCGGCGTAGTCGTCTGCTGCAGTGCCCATGTCGAGGATGGTGTGTTTGTTGGCCGTGATCTTCTTCCATGCCTTGTCCCACGGGAGATTGCTGTAGCGTGCGTTGATTTTGCCTGCTTGTTCGGCGAGCCACGCTTCGGAATCGGTGATGAGGGCTTGCGCTCTCGTGTCGATTGGCATTGGCGCGCTGCCTCGGCTTGGCGCGTGGCCCGTGGCTCCGATGTGCGCTTGCTTGAGCATGATGGAGCTTAATGCTGGCAGTTGGACGTGTCCGAGCTGTCTGATGAGCGCCCAGTAGTTTTCTCGGCAGCTGGCGCAGAGTAGATTCGCTGCGATCGGTTTCATTGGCTTGTGGCAGTGCTGGCAGTCGGTCAAAGTCGGTTCTCCTTGTCGTATCGTGTGATGATCGCGGCGACTTCCGCTTTCGGGACTTGCGGCACGAGCGGCGCGATCTCGTCGAGCGAATATCCAGCCTGATGCCACTTGATGATCATGTCTTCGAGTATTTTCTTCACTTGTACTCCTCCACAGTGTCGCAGCCGATGGTCGTGCCGTGGTCGGTGAGGCAGACCCATGTCACGTCGCCGGTCTTGACCGTCTTCATGCCGTAATCATGGTGTGTGCCCACATACCAGTACGAGTAGATGCTTACTCCCATCAGGAAGAGCGCTGCGGCGAGGGATACCACCAGTACGCCAATCAGAATTTTCTCAACCTTGTCCAATCCGCCCATCACTCACCTTCCTTTTTCGATTTCGTTGATCTTGTTCTTGAGGACCGTTAGAATTTCCCGTTTCGTACCGTTGTTCGCGAATGCCCACCAAATGCCTCTAAGCCCCGCCCAATCGGCGTCCCCGAGGGCGGCGAACAATGCATTGCACAGGCCAGACAAATTGGTGTCAGCGTAGAGCGGTATGCCGTGTATCACCGCGTCGTTCGCGTACCAGAGCGCTTTCCTCAAGTCTTCGACGCCGTTCTTCGACTGCCAGCGGTAGCAGTATTTGACCACGTTGCCCCAGTCGAAGCTGAGCAGGCGGGTCAGTTCGATGCATTCGAACGGGCCGTTCTCGTAATGCTTTGGGTGATTGACGTTGTCCATGTGCTGCTCCTTGACCGATGCCGAATCTGATGATTGCGACGTATAGGCGGCACCGGCCAATACGTTGTCGGCGATGATTTCAAACGGGTTGCGTTTCATTCGATGGTCTCCTTGTACGGGTTGTCGCTTGTATATTGCGGGAAGTCGCATTCCTGGTCTTTCCATCCGGCCGCGTAGCCTTCCTGCCATGCCCTGCGGCGCTCGTGTTCCAACCATTCCAAGCTGCACATGGTTTCCGGGTTGTCGTGTTTCATGATTTCTCCTTGTTGAGTTTGTCGGCTAATTCGCAGGCCTTTTCGTCTGCCTGCGCGGTTTCTTCGTCGCGTCCGAGTGCTTCGAGCACGTGAGAGCATTTCCACGTGTGTATGTGGCGTTTCGAGGGTGGGATGCCGCTCATTCTGGCTCGACGTTGGCACCAGCCCTTCCACAGGCGCGTCCAGTCGGCTATCGTGCGGTTTTCGCCATAATGTCGGCTTAAGAACGCGTTCCACGCGTCCGACAAGTCGAGATTCGGATAGTCGCGGATTATGGCGGCATTGGCATGGGCCTTCTCCCTGACCAGCTCGAAGTCGCTTACGCCGATTTCTTTGGAGAAAGAAGAAGAATATTCTTCTTTCTCTTTCTTTTCGGGTACGGGAACGGGAACGGGGCATACGTTTGCCATCGACTTGCCATCGTCTTGCCATGCGTTTGCCATAGGTTTGCTATGGCATTTGCCATCGGTTTTGCCATTTTTGCCATTCTCAGGCTTGCCCCATCGACGGTTGGCTCCACGTTTTCCTGCCTCGCTACGCTTCTTGCGCAGAGCGTCCACTTCCTCACCGTCAGGCTGGTAGTCGCTCCAATCGTGGAACTGGTAGCCGTCCTTCTGCTCGTCGTAGGCCCATAATCCCGCGTCGCACAGCTCTCGCACTGAATCGTCGGAGCCGCGGAACATGGGAACCATGCGAGCGGGTATGAATCCGTCCGTCAGCTGTTGCGCCGACCATGAGCCGGAACGGAGCCACAAGGCCGTGGCCCCGTCCGACAGCATGGCGGTCTTCGGATTCGAGTAGAAGGAATCATCCACCTTGAACCACATCTAACCTGTTCCCTTTCCTTGAATTGCAGGAGCGGCACATGGTTTGAAGATTCTCCATGGTGTCCTCGCCGCCAAGACTCCACGGAATGATGTGGTCAAGGCTCAGATGATCGGTGGCTCCACATTCGACGCAACGGTAATGGTCACGCTCGTATACCGCCTTGCGTAGCTTCTTGCTTATCGGCTCCCTTGACCGTGGGTCGAAGCGTCTGAAGCTCTTGATGTGGTAGACGGGTTCTCGAAGACGAACCTTGTCTGTCTTCGTTAGGAAACCCGCGTCGATAATCGCCTGTAATTCATCGTCTTCACCATCGAGAACATACCGGATGACTGTATACGGTATGTCCCCGTAGCTTCTGTTGTCGGAGCACCAAGAAATCATCATCACGTAGAGTCCTATGGATGCGGGGTTCTTGTCCATGAGGTTCAGCATTGTTTCGTCCCGATACCATGAGACCGGAATCTGAAAATAGCCCATCTCAGTCCTCTCCTCTTGTGATGCTGTTGTATTCCATCCAGATGGCCTCCTGCCGTGGCGTGGTGCAGGGCAGGTCGGTGTAGTTGGTGTTCGCCCAGCCGCTTCCCACGTGTGGTTTCGCCATCGCGTCCAGGGCTTCGGCGATCTCCACCAAGTCCGGTGGCGGGTCGAGCGTCACCATGCCAAGCCATCCATGACCGCCTGCTGAGCGGACACCAGGCGGTATCCGCAGTACGGGCAGGTGACGTAATATGTGCCGACGGTCTCGCCGCAGTGGGCGCATTCCACGTATCTGATCGTATTGCTCATTCGCTTACCGCCTTCCGTGCGATTTCGAGCATTTCCTTGGCCTGTCTGATATATTCCTCCTGGAAGCCGGGAATCTCACCGGCATAATCCCATGCGTCATCCTCGTCCTTCGCCACACAATCGCTTTCGATGCCATCCCACTTCTTGCAGCTTCGCCATAGCAAGCGTTTTGCCACGGCCTCCACCTCAACGTCAGACGGTGGCGCTTCGCGGCCTCGCAGGTAAGCTTCCTGCAAATCGTCCGTGTCGCAGTAGAACTTTTCCTTGACATGCGTTCCATCCCAATAGCGGGTCGGGTACACCCTCTCCGCTTCATCCTCTGCGATACTCATTTCTTCCTCCTGAAGTACTTGTATTCATCGTGATGGAACAGGAACAGGTGAAGTCTCCACACCTTGACTGCCAACAGGCCCTTGAGTGTGATCGCATCCCCGCCATGGACACGCTTCATGAGCTTCCTATCGGCCAATGATTCAAGTATTCGGGAAAGCTCTTGGTTCCCTTTTTGTTGCCAGATGTAGCTCATCCCCTCAGCGATATACAGGCAACACATGTCCTTGTCGTATTGACTAATCATCATTAGCCTCCCTCTCAAGGATGTAGACGTTCGTCGCCATGTCAGTGCTCCTCTTCTTCGATTCGGATGGTGATGTGGTAGACGCCTTTTTCTGCGCTTGGCTCGCCTAACCGGTAGTCCGGGCCGAGCACATAGTCGGCGTTGTCGTCAGGCCAGTAGCCTGACTGGGTGATGCCGTCAAGGATCGCCTTGACCATGGGAGCCGCGTTTTCCGGGTCGAAGCGTCCGTGGGTCAATGGGTGGATGATGGCGGTCACATGCACCGGCCATTTGGTGGGCGGCTTGAGTTTGCCGCTGTTGATGAGACTGCGGTAGGTGAGGTAGGCGCATCTTTTCACGACGCTGGTGCGCCGGTATTTCGCCCGCCAGTCTCCACGCTTGTTCTGGGTCCACCAGTAGGCCTTCTGCACGTCGATGGTGGTTTCCTGCGTCATTCGTCCTCCAAAATCCAAATGTCGGCATCGCCAATGTCCGCGTAATGGTCTTCGCTTTCGGCCTCACATTCGGGGCATGGTATGGGGCGCGCCGGATACAACGCGCACCCATGCCTCGGACACACCGGCTCCACGTCCGGTGGCTCAACCCACTCACGTGCCATCAGAAGTCAGGCTCTCCTGCTGGCGCGCCCCACGAATCATCGGCAGGAGCCTGCGACTGCTGCTGATAGCCACCACCATTACCGCCGAAACCACCATTGGCACTGCCCTGGTATGAACCTGACTGCATCTTCTGCACCTGCGCCGTCGCATACTTGAGCGATGGTCCGATCTCGTCCACCTGCAATTCCACGGCAGTGCGCTTCTGATGCTGCTCGTCCTCCCACGAATGCTGTGTGAGCCTGCCCTGCGCGATCACACGCATGCCCTTGCTCAGGCTCTGCGCGCAATGCGAGGCGAGGTCACGCCAAGCCGAACAGCGCAGGAACAAAGCCTGACCGTCTTCGAACTGGTTCGTGTTACGGTTCCAGGTGCGCGGCGTGGAGGCGATGCTGAAATTCGCCACCGTGCCGCCATTGCGTGTCGTGCGCAATTCCGGGTCGGCGGTCAGATTGCCGACGATCGTGATAACGGTTTCTCCGGCCATCACTCACCATCCTTTGCTTCCGAATCGGCCTCAGTGTCGGTGTCCATGACTTCGGCGGTCACGTCATCGACGCCATCCGCGCCATCGTCATCAAGCACCGGCTGGAACACGTCGCCGTAATCGGGCGTGGTGTCATCGCTGGCGGCGGCGGTCTGCGCCTGCACGGTCAACGGCAGGTACGGTGCGGCACGGCGGATGGCGGTCTTCTTCGCCATGGCCTCGTAATCGGTCTTCCATGGGCCGAAATTGCCGCTCTTGCTGCGTGCCCTCGCCTGCTCGATCTCCTGACGGTTCAGGACAAGGAAGTAGTGGCCGCCGTCCTTGAAATGCGCGACCATGTACACGTGGGTCAGCTCGCCGGGAGTGGCGCATGGCACGTGGTGCAGATCCTCGTTGAGACCATAGCTGTAGGAGAATTCGTCTCCCTTGTGGACGGCTCGGGCGCTGATGTCCACGAGCTGGCCGCTGCGTCGCGCCAAATCGATCATGCCACGGTAGCCCATGATGAACGTGGCTTCCATTCCGCCGGATTTCTTGTTGTAGAAGGGAAGCACGTAGGCTCGTCCCAATCCGTCCACGTTGGACGGTTCCAATCCGAGCGCGGAGCAGGTCATGAAGCATGAGAGCACGCTTTGCGGCGAGCATTCCGCGAGTTTCGGCGTCTTGTTGATCGCGGACACGCACATCTGGTAGAGGCGGTCGGGGCTGATGTTGTTGCCGACCACGCTGGCGATACGCGGCCAGCTTTTCTTCATCAACATCTGGAGGTTTTTCTTCGGCGTCATCTCGACCATCTGCCGACCTTGCGCCTGCTGTGCGATTGCTCCCATTTTTATTGCTCCTTTTCTTCGATGGTTTTGAATGCGAATTTGCGGTATGTGGTGGCTTTGACGGTGTATTCCTTGCGGATCATCGGCTTGTAGGTGGCCTGCAAATTCCCGCACTTGATGCCGGTGTGCGAGCCGATGCGCAGAATGATCTGCTCCTGCAATTCCTTCTGAGCGGCCTTCATGTTATTCAGCATTCCGGTGGCGCTCTCGTATCTGGCGAGCAGGTCGTACAGGTCGTCATCGTCGCTTTCGTCCACGATGTCCGGCGTGGGCTCGGGGAACGCCTTCTGCACGTCACCTCCGGTCAATTGCGGTGGCGTGCCCGTGGTGACGAAATGCCAGAAGTCCGTGGCGGCCTTGTCGATCGCGGCCATATCCTCCACGTCCGCCTGGAACGGGATCTCTACCGGCTCGTCGTCTCCGATGGCCGCGTAGACATAGCCCCACGTCCAGCCGGTGACGAGCATGTAGAATTCGACTTGAGCCAAGTAGTATGGCGGAATACGGAGGTTGCCGTCCTCGTCATGCCAGTCCCCCGCTCGACGATTACCCGCCGTCTTGATCTCAAGGATTCCGAAGCTGCCGTCCTCCCTTTGCAGGATGCCGTCAAGGGAAGCACGCAGGTATGGCTTCTCACGGCTGATGAACTGCTTGTCGGTGCCGTCTGTGACGATCATTTCCGGATGCTGCGCGCGGAAACGCTTACGAAGCTCGTTTTCCAGGGCATTGCCCTTGACGATCGCCCACTTGTCGGAAATGTCCTCCGGTTCCACTCGACCGGTCTTCTCAAGCCACAACTCATACGGTGTCTTGAAGGAATTCAGGCCGAGAATCGTGCTCATATCCGAGCCGCCCACACCGGCCTTACGGCTCTTCAGCCAGGCAAGATGACGTTCGGCCTGCTTGCACTGCTTGAAACGCTCGATCTGATAGCGTTCCGTATCCTTGAGTGGAATACGCTTCATTTCAGGCTCCCTGCTGATTGCTTGGCTTGTTTATGTCTGCTTTGATGATGTCGGCGTCGAAATAATTGACCACGAGATTGGCGATATCCAACGCGGATGTCCTGAGCTTGGTGATCTCCGCCTCGGACTCTGGCTTGATGGTGAAAACGCCACTCTCGCTATCGAAATTGAGCTTCATTTTGCGTCCTTCGAGTAATTGGCCTTAATGTCCATGAGCTCACCGGTGAGGAGCTTCGTGGCGAAGCCGTAGACCACCTTGTCGTTGGCTTGGAACGCGGTGCGCTGCAAGGCGCTCACCGCGTCGAAGATGCCGACCAAGGCGTTTGCGATGATGATGCGCGGCTCTTCCGGCTTGGCTTCCGGCTTCTGTGCTTGGATTGCGGTGGTGGTCATGATGGGCTCCTTCTGTTCGATGGTTTGGTCTGCGATGCGGTAGCGTCCCGTTTTCGGGTCTTTGCTGATTCGTCCTTCTTTGGCGAGGGCGAGCACGTGGTTGGCTATTGTGCTTTTGCTCTTGTGGAGCGAGTCGGCGATTTTCTGGATGGTCGGCACGTGGCCATTCGCGCAGAAGTCGGCGATGGTGTCGTAGACGGCCTCCCGCATTTCGGTATGCCGATTCGTGCTGGTGGCCTGCAATTTCGGCTTCTCCGGCTCCGGCGCGGATAGCGCCTGATAGTCGGCCAGCGTATCCTCATGCGGCTTCTCCGGCTTTGGTGGCAGGTCTTGTGTGACGAGTCCGGCCTTGCGCAGGGCGCGCATTTCGTCACGGCTTAATCCCGCTTCGCCGGACTCGTCGTAAATGCTTTTGAGCTCTCGAAGCTCGTCGGCGGCATATTCGTGTTTCAATGTGTTCCTTTCCTTAAGCGTTGAATCAGCGCGTGGTTGTCGTGGATGAACGTGTCCACGTCGATTCCTTGCTGGGTGAGGGTCGGTTTGCCGGTGTCGACGCGTGCTTTCCCGTCGCTTGTGACGTTTGGATGGCTTTTGCACTGTGTCGCCGGAACGAACATTCCGTTTTTCATCTGGCCACCGTCCTCGTGTACTGGTGTGCTGTGGCCCAACGCTCGGCCACGTCACGCTCGTAAAGCACCGGGCGCCTGTCCTGCTTGCCAGCTGGTGGTTCAGGGCCGAGCTTCAGGTACTTCGGCCCCCTGCCATTGCTCCGCCAATTGGCGAGGGTTCGTGGACTCAAGCCGATCATGGCCGCGAACTCCTCCGGCCGAAGCAGGTCAGTCATTCGGCTTCTTCTTCGGGCAGTAGCGGCTGATGAAGTATGTCTGGCCTTTGCCGGTGACCTTCGCGGTGCGGTTGATGGTCACGTGGCCGTCCGAATGGGTGATGGCGGTTTCCTTGATTCGGAACAGTCCCAAGTCCATGGCCTTCTGGGTCGGCACGTTGCGGTTCGAGCCGGTCTTGCCCAAGTAGCCGTCCTGTCGGAGAATCTCGAAAAGGCGGTTCTGGCCGATGTCCAAACCGTTCTGGCGTAGCATCTTCGCCAGTTCTCCGATCAGGCAGGTGCCGTCCGACGCGGCCACGGCGTCCGCGAACCGGGCTTTCGGCTCCAATTCATTGATGTGTGATTCCTGCGCGGCGATGCGACGCTTCTGCTCCTCCATGGTGCGTTGGCCGATCATCACGGCCTTCGCCAGGATGGTCATGTCATCGTCCGCGTCCGTGGTGGGAATGTAGCCGCCGGTCTTGCGGATCTGCGGCAGCACCTCATGCGTCACCCAACGCTGAAACTCCTTGGCTTCCGGCTTCCGCGAACGCATGATGAGCTTGTACAGGCCGGGCTCAGAGATGATGAGAGGCGCACGCCCTGGCTGATTCCAAACCTCCGAATTACGGAGGTTTGTGATTTCGTCATCATCAAGAGCTTCGCGGAGATGATTTGTGTCAATACCGAGGATGTCGCATGCGTCCTTGGCGACGAACCATGGTTCGCTCGCCTCGTCGGTCAGGGTGCGCAGTGCCGCGCCCTTGAACTCGAATCGCTGGATTTCAGTGCTCATTGTTTTTCCTTTGCTTGTTGCAAGTTGTGTGCCCCACCATGACGAGTGGATGGGGCTGAGTGGCTGGCATTGGAGTCGAACCAGTGCCGTCCGTGGATTCCGAACGCCCCTTTGACTGTTGGAGCATGACCTGAACATGCTGGCGGCCGGTGGCGCGGCCGACGGCGACTGAAGCCGTCAGGCGGACTTGAAAGGGTTTGCAGGCACCGGAGTGCCTGCGTGGTTGATAGAGAGAGAAGAGATTGGAATCCGTGGACGGGCGAACCGTCGCCCAGCCAAATGCGCCGACAGTGCATGTACGGCAGAGAGATGGTCGGCGCGTGAATAATAATCGATATTCAGTTATGTGTCCCCACTGGCCGACTGGTGAACGTGGATGTCCGCGAAAACATCCGATTGGGTTGTTTGTTTGGACTGCCGGCCAGTGGGAAGTCTTTAGTCGCGTGGCGCGAATCTGACGATCAGCCACAATGCGGTGGCGATGTACACGCCTTCCACCATGAGCGCGGCGGTGGTGTCACCGTCATGCCAGGTGAGCATGAGTG